CCCAAAGCAACGCCTGTAGCATCTAAACCTCTAGCACCAGTTGCTTTTACAATGTCTCGGTACTTTCCAGCTGCTACACGTGACTGCATCATGTTTAATTGATTTGATTTAGTTCCTGCAATAAACTTTGCCAAGCTAGAGTTTCTCTTTGGAAATTCGCCTGTTGGCTTCTTTGCTGCCATTTTACTTACTCCTCATCTAAAAATTCTATAGTTTCTAATTCAAGTTCTGGAAGCTGTCGCATTAATAATTCCCACGCTTCACCTTCCGTAAATCCTGCATTCTTGTACTCTGTATACAACTCATGTGCTTGTACAGCATGGTGCTTAAGAGGTGTCAAGAAACTTACGTCTGGTTCTGGTTTTTTCTTTGGCATATCTTCCTTAAGTAGAAGGGGGAGGTTGCCCTCCCCCTTCCGTCAAAGTTACGCAGATGCGATGCTTGACTTGGTCTGGATGACATAACGTGCTTCCTTGCGGTAGACGTTCCATCCGAGAAGACCCTTCCAACCCGCTGGGCGGAAGCGCATCAACTTATCTGTAACTGGACCGATAACAGTCTTTGGCTCATATGAAACAGCCTCAACAAGAGCCTGCTTTCCAAGGATTACTGTTGCGTAAACCTTTGAAGTTCCTGAACCTGAGATTGACTCAGCACGTGGTGTTTCGATATAACGAACCTGGTCGAAGATACCGATTTCACCATTCCAGAGGTTAGCTACGCCAGCCTCTGTGTATGTGTGTGGGAGCTGCCATGAAACGTTACCTGCAGATGCTGCTTCTGAACGAAGGTCGAAAGATACATCTGGGTGGATAAGCGCTGTATAGAAGCCACCATCGCGTGGCTGAACTGATGCACCACGAAGCTTTGCAACAGCCTTGCGAGCAAGTGCTGAAGAAATGTATGGTGCTGTTGTGCTTGAAGAAACGTTCTCACCGTTGAGTGTTGACTCATCAGCAGATGTTGTTCCTGTGAAGCGACCTGTTGCTAGTCCTGTTAGCTTAGCCCATACAAGTGCATCCAATGAATCACGCATGTTGAATGCGAGCATGTCTGCAACTGCTGGGTCTACAGCTGAAAGTGACTCAAGAGCCAAACGCTCTGTTGTGATAACTGCGTTACCGTATTCATCAACAGTAACGTTCACCTTGTCGGTGTTGTTAAGTGTTACTGCATCTGGGTCTTGTGTCTGTGTCAGAGCTGTTGTCTGACGTGAGAGGTCCTTGTAGACCTGAAATACCACAGTGTTACCTGGGTTTGTAACATCGACTGGGCGCTTGTCCGCGAACTTGCGGAACATTGGCTCAGAGCGAAGGTTGAACTCGATGAACTTGTCATACGAGGTCTGAATCAAGTTCGACATCGTTGATGTCGTAGTTGACGTTGCTGGTGTAGTAGGCATGATTTCCTTCTATTAGGGTTGAGTGTGGACTATCAGCCTCTGAGTAAGGACTTCAACTCTTCTGGCGATGAGGCATTTGCAATACGAGATTGCAAGTCCTGACCGACATATGGGTTGTATTCTCCATCTTCAAAGTCCGACATTTGCTCATATGCTTGAGCATCTGGGGAGGCTTCCCCTCCCTCTTCAACGGCTTCAATACCAAAGGCATCACCGTATTCATTTAGCCATTCAGCTACTGCATCAGGGTCGGCTTCGACATCTGATGGAATGAACTGAGCGATTCTTGCATTTAGTCCGAATGACTCTAGGATTTCTCCGACTGATGCTTCATGACTGTAGGTTGTGAATTCCTCAATAAGCGTATCTCTTTCCTTCAATTGTTTCTGAAGTCCGTCGATTTGCTTACGAAGTTTCTTCACTAGACCAGTGTCATTGAAGTCGTCTTCGTCGTCTTCGATATCGTATTCGTAGTTATCTGCCATTGTTTTTTCTCCCTTTTAGTTGGTTGACCCTCATCGGGTTTGCACCACACGTACTCCTTACCAGGGGTAGTAATTCGTAGACGTGATGACTTCCAGGCTTATACACACTTCAGGGCTGGACGGTCTGAAGCGGAACCTAATTAAACGTCGGCTGCTGTAGCGCGACCGAGTGATGTCTTGTCAATAGCACTGCGGGTAGCAAACTTTGCTCGCTCTTTAGAAGCGAGCTTCTTTGTTTTAATGCCAACCTCTGCGCCACCTGCAAGACCAAGATTTTCACGAGCCAAATCTTCTTGACCAGCAGTCTCGCCATAAAGACCAAGCAATCTGCTGTAGTCTGATTGCTGACGTGCTGCTCCTTGGAATGCTTGCTCTGCCATAGAGCCTTTGCCTGCTGTATAAATCTCTTCGGCAAATCCCTTGGTTGCACCCATGCCTGCACGAGATGCAGCTCCACCAATCTCAGCAGCGCCGTACATCTTCTTGGCTTCTTCTGTTGTTTTTGTGTATTGGTAACGTGAGTTAATAACACTAAATGCCTTATCCTTATCAAGAAGATAAGCAGTAAGGTCGCCAGTGCTCATACCGTAATAAGTCTTAAGAGCATTAACGATATTGGCATCTGCATTGTTAAGTGCGTTCTGTGCAATATTTACGCGCTCTGTTAATTCAGCTGTGCTAATTGAATTTTCAATAAGTCTGGTGAAATCATCTTGTGTATCATAGAATCCAGCAGGAAGGTTTGCGTTCTGCAATATCTCTCTGTATCCAGCTTCTGCTGCAATGTATTCTCGTGGTGAGAGCAAGCGGTCGCCAGGCATACCTTTGCCTTCTGCCATACGCTTCTTGATTGTTTCGTTAGCAGCAAACCGAGTCTTATATGCATCACTTGAGTAGATGCTGTTAAGAATCTGCTCATCAGTTGGCATGATGTTTTCATCATAGACTTTATCAATAGAGTCAGTAAGTGTCTTAATAAAGTCAGCACCAAGACCAGTATTTTCAAACATCTTCATAACGGAATCTTTAGCGCCAAAGTCTTTGTAAGTATCTACGACCGAGCCATCTGTTCCATCAGACATAACTTGAACTGTCTCGACTACGCCACCTGTCTTACGTACTGTACGTACGCCAACAACCTTTGGCTTAGCAGCCTCTGCTGCAGCAGCTGTCTGCATATCTGCCATCTGCTGAGTAAGTGCAGCAATTTGGTCAAGCACTGAATTTAACGCAGCATTATCAATGTTTGTTGGCTGAGTAGTAGTCGGTGTTGTAGTTGTAGGAGTGGTGGTTGTTGGTGTAGTAGTTGTTGGCTCTGTTGTCGTCGGCTCTGTTGTTGTAGGAGTCGTAGTAGTCGGAGTTGTTGTGGTTGGTGTTGTAGTTGTTGGACCAGTTGCTGCAGAATCTGTTCTTGAAGCAGTCGATGCTTTAACAGCTGGCTCAAGAATAATCTTTGTATTAGAAAAGATTGTGCTTCCACCGTTGTACTTAGGATTGCTTGTCAACTGTGGGTTGATAGCAAGAAGTTCCTTAGTGGTCATGCCATTAGCTGCAGCAATTTCACTTACAGTATCACCAGACTTTACTCTATATGTTACTGCTGGCTTAGCCTGGGTTGCTGGTGTTGTAGTAGCAGCAGCTTCACGCATGGCAGCAGCCTTTGTTTGTTCGTCAACAGTGTATTGACTTACAGCTTGTCTTAGAGGAACTGAGTCCATCCAGTCATCATATGCAGCCATGTGTTACCCCAGGAATCCAAAGTCTTGAAGAATGCGGTTTGCAATTCTTGTCTTTTCTTCTTTTGCGTTTTGAGTGGTATCCCACTTTGCACTACGGCGAGCTAACTTCTTAGCATCGTATAAATTAATAGGCTGAACATTGCCCTTTTCATCTGTTACGTTCAATGCTCTTTGTACATAGTCATCGTTAAGGTCAATAGAATTAACATCTGTTTCCCAAACATCAGCTATAGCCTGTAGCCATGGGTCTGCTGCTTCACGCAGAGTCTGACCTTGGTCTATAAGGTTTGACAAACCAGGAGCAAATGACTTTGCTCGTGCTTGAAGTTGGTCATCAACCTGCTCCGCGTTTAATGTGCCAGCAACTAAACCCTTCATACTGGTTTCAAACCACTTGGTAAACCCAGTGTTAGACATAGTTCTGTCGTACCCATAATCCCATGCTTGCTTATATAAACTCTTTGCAAGAGTTTCTATATTGCCACTTAGCTTTGTGTACACAACTTTGTCGCTAGTGCCAACCTTGCCAGTCTGGGTAAAGTCAATTGCATTAGCCATAACCTGGTTAAGATAGTTTTTGTCGTAACTAATAACCTTGCCGTTTTGAATAACAGATTCTTTCATCATCTGTTCGGCATAGCCAATGGCTTCTTGTGCAGTAATCTTTAATCCATTAGATGAGAACTTGCGTACAATTTCGCTAGCATTTGACTGTAGGTCTGCCTGGAACTGACCAGGGTTTGTTTGCTTAGCGTAATCAAACTGACGTTGCTTGTCAGTCTGTGTTCTGAACCAGTCGCTTTCTTTAATAATCTGCTCTTGAAGATATGGGTCTGTGACCATTCCTTCGCCAGTTACTGGGTCGCCAAGAATCTTTGCTAACGCTTGCTGTAATGATGGGTTAGACTTTAATACACCAGCAGCAATCTTGTACTTAGATTCAAGTTCTGCCATTGAGAACTTGTCTTTTGTTTGTACTGCTGTTGTGCTCAAGGTAGCTGGGTTTGTTGAAGCAGTTGTTGTTGTTGGTGTAGTTGTTGCAGCAGACGTTGTTGGGTTTGTGGTTGTTGCTGATGTAGCGCCAGGAATTACAACCTTCTGACCGACCTTGATTACATTAACATTCTTAATGCTTGGGTTAGCCTTAGCGATAGCAGCAACGGTTGTCTTGTTAGCTTTAGCGATAGCGCTAAGCGTATCGCCCTTCTTTACGGTAACTGTCTTATTAGCCATTATTCAACCACCTTGCCGATTGCTGTACGGTCTGAACCAATTAGACCTTCAATAATCTTTAACACATTCTTTGCAGCAAAAGATTCTGCGTAGTCAGGCATGCTGCGAGCAAAGTTCTGTGCAAATATAGTTGGGTCAAACCCAGTTTTATTTGTTGCTGTAGTTACAGTCTGGTCTACTCCACCTTTTCCTGGTGATGTTGTAGTAGTTCCTGTATATACAGAAGGCTCTTTCTTAGCCTTTTCATTAACCGCTTTAAGATATGCTGCAGTTTCTGCAGATGTAGCAGTACGACCAAGTTCCGTCTCCATTGCCTTATTGGCATCAGCAGCAGCGCTTGAAGCGCTGTACTCAGTTATTGTCGTTTGCTTCTGCTTGCTTGTTCCATACTTCTTAACCGCTGTCTTGTCAACAAAGTCAGTTGGGTTAAGTGAATTAAGGTACATCATTGGGTCGCCCTTGGAGCCAGAACCAATAGCCTGAGTCCAGTTAACAGCCTCATCCCAAACATCTTGAATCTTATCTTTAGCTACACCCATGCGAGTTGCTGTAGAAACGAAGTCATCGTAATACCGACGGACAGCGCTTCCTTTAGGAGCCTTTGCTGCGGTGTACTTAAACCAAGCCTTGGCTTGTACGTCACTAATACCAGAATCGGTTGGAATACCAGGGAGAATAATAGGAGCATAGTTAAGTTCCGTATTATTTGCATTATCTTGCAGGTCTTTAATGTACTTCTTGTATTTAACTACCGCTGCGTTATATTGCTTTTGTCCCGCAGAACCTGCGGGATAATCACTACGTACTGGAGCTTCCATTATTTATTCACCACGAATTCTGTTTCTAGTTCTGGCATATTCTGTAACCATCGTGTGGAAAATACTGCAAATTCCTCGGAGGCTGTCTGCAAGAAGTTGTAATGGAACTGATTAAATTGCTGCTTTAGAATCAGCTTTCCTTTATCTGTTTCATTTGGTCTGCTATAGGCTTTCTTAAACTGCTTTGCTCGCGCAGTCCAATAAGCAATCTCTTCCCACTTAACGCTTCCTTGGCTGAGCGCATGCGCTCTCCACTTGGTATCGTTTAGGATGTTATCGATTGTTGGGATTAAACCTTCCCAGTAGTCTTTACGACCCTCGTCACGTTCATCAACCCAGCCCTTGAATTCATCTTCGACATCTTGAACCATGTCGTCGAATACTCGTTTGATACCGCTAGTTGCATACCGTGTTTCGTATGTAGAGCCAATGCCGTACTCAGCCATCTTGGCATCTCGCCAATCAACAGCCTTTTGGTATTCACCCCAACCACGTCGGGCTTCTACGCTACGCTTAAGTTCTGAAGATGTCTTCTGCTGTGTGATTGGATTATTAAACTCACCAGGGAAGTTAAGCTTCTTATAGATGGCTGCCACTTCTGTTGAGTAATCATCTACACCGCTACCTGAACCAGCTAAATCGCCGTATCCAGAAGACAACAATCCAGCATACTTTGTATTAAATCGACCAATTGTTTCTAGCAATTGTGGATTCTTGCGAATCATCTTAAGGTCATTTAATGTTGTGGCTACGCCAGCAACATTCTTTTTGTTAGAGCCAATAAGTGCAAGTGAGTCGATACCCCACTCGTCAATCATTACGTCTTGAGCTATCTTGTAATCTCCGCTTGCCAACTCTACGAGGTCGGCATAGTAGGCTGTAGCAGCACGAGTAACTGGGTCAAAGCTTGCTGAAATTGGTGCAGAGAACTGCACGATTGCTCTGATAAACGCCATGTTAGCAGCAGACTTTGCAGCTGACTTCATGTTAGGTGGGTTACCTACACGACCGTTTCTATCCCATTCAGCATAAGCTACTTTGTAGTGAGTCATTACATCATCTACATATCTGTCGCTGGCTCCAGCACGAATCTTTCCGCCATCAAAGAGCGCATAGACTGCATCGTAAAGAGATTGCTGATATCCAGAAAGCATTGCGTTCTTGGTAGTCTCTAATAGGTTAGACCCCTCAATTGGGTATCCTCCATAGAGAACACTGCTTTCGTAAACGTCATCGCCAAGGAAGTCGCGTAGTGCTTGCGAAATGGTTTCACCATGTACACCCCATGGGGTGTTCTCCATGAATCCATTTTTGATAAGCTCAGATACCGCGATGCCACCAAAGAAAGATACTGATGGGTCGGCAACCATAAACTCTAGTTGCTTAGGATTAAACCTAATGCCACCACCACGTGGGTCCATAAACGGCTTAAGTGCCTTATTGCCCCAGCCAAGCGGAAGCGGATACTTAACAGTTACTGGTGTGCCACGAGGCACGTCAGATATCTTGCTGTAGGTATTACCCTCTTTATCTTCATAAGCTTCGTAGTTGTCGAATGCTTGCTGGATACTGTTGTACCAGTAGGCATTCATTGGGTTACGAGCCATTAGGCGAAGAGCAACAAGTTGGCTGTTAAAGAATGCTAGCGGGAATGACATGGCATAACGTGCCACGTACATACCGTTGGTCAAGCGACGTGAAGAGTAAAGAGTTTCTTCTACGCGAGCAAGTGCCTTGCGATAAGCAATCTGACGAATCTCATTATTAACTACTGCATCTTTAACATCGATACCAGCACGTTCTGCTGCGTTAACAAGGTCTTTCATCTCTGCTCTTGTGTAAGACAAGAACAGTGGGTTACGTGCAAGTTTGTTTTCAGACTTGGAAAGTATGCGCCATGCGTAGTCGGTTGCACCGCCTAGCTTAACAAGTCCACGTTCTGCAACGTTAAGGTCATTGAGCTTGATGTTTGGTCCATCAATTGACTCAAGAAGGTCAGTACGTCCGTAGAGCATTGCATCTACTTCGTCAACGCTTACATTGCGCTGCAAGATAATTTTGCGTAGGTCTGGGTCTGGATACATCTTGACAAGCTTGTCGCTTGTCTGTGTAATCCATGCAGCAAAGTCATCCTTGGTCATTTCCTTACCAAATCGTGACTGCATACGTAGACGGTATTCCTTGCCAGCTGGCGAATAAAGCCACTTAAGAATATCTGCTGGTGAATCTCCACGCATCATCATGCCGATAGGCATATTGATTTCGTTGCGAATCTGTCGGTTAGCAATATGAGCCAAAGCATTCATGTACTCTGCTCTGTCTCTACGGTCAATCTTTACAAAACGTGTTCCGTCTGCCTGAAGCCTGCGAGAAATTTCTGACTGCATAGCAGTTGAATAGAAGTTCTGTGCTGAGTCAACCTCTGCCATGTATGCGTTAACACCACGCACGTTAGGGTCTGCAAGACCATCAATTGTGTATTTTCTACCGCTAGCGCTTACGATAACTTCTTTATCTTTTCCAAGACTCTTCTTGCCAGCTTTACGAGTTTGCTTTGTTGTTTCAAAATCAACCCAATCTCTGCGCTGCTTTTGAATAAGTTTGGCATATCCGTTAAGCAAATCCGCTGAGCGACCAAGTTCTGCTTCTGCGTTAGCCAAAGCGGTACGCGCCTCGAATAATGCATCATCTGCTGCATGTACTGCAGCTTGTGCATCTGGGTCACCCTGCTTACGTGCTGCTACCTTAAGTGCAGATTCACGCTGCTTTGCAGCAGCTGTAAGCGCTTTACGTGCAGCAGCTTCTGTATCTTGTGCTTTTTCCCATGCAGCAATTTTTGGTTCAATCTCGGCTTGGTAGCGTTCAACTTGGAACCTAGCATCTTTAGCTCGCTTGCGAGCCTGTGCTGCTGGAGTACCTGGAATAAATCTTTTTAATGATTCTCTACTAAGACTTGAATTGTAAACAATATTGTCCAACGCTGGTGCGCCGTTGCGAATCAATTCCATTGACTCAAGTGCCATGCTGGCACGAGCCATAGGGTCTACGATAGAGTTCTTAGGAATGTAAGCAAGGCGAATCAAGTTCAAATTGCTGAACACCATATTGGCAAGGTCAAGTAATTGACCTGTATTCATAAACGCTTTAGATACACGTGCTCCGTAATACTGAGCATCAGTAACTTTAGTTGCTTTGCCACCCATACGGCGAGCGTTGAAGATTACTTCAACCTCAAGTTTACGGAAGTCCAGCATAGGAATTGTCTGTGCTTCGTTGGCTACAGAGATAAAGTTCTGTACGTTGATTGAACCATCTTCGCCAGGAACCCAACCATTCTTAGCAGCGTACTGCTTGATGGTCGCACGATTCTCTGCAGTCTTTGAACGCCAGCGAGTAATTTCTTTTACAGCATCAGATGCAGAACGAATGTCCTGCATATCTACAATGCCGTACGCCTTAGCAAGACGAACCATTACCTGTTCTTCGATGCGACCAAGTGCAATAGCACGTTGTGTGTCATCTTGTGCGTTAAGGAACTGCTCAACCATACGTCGCTTAAACTTAGCGCCTTCGGCTCCGCTAAGGAATTGAAGACGGTTGAGGTCTGATAACAAATCGCTTGATGCTTCGAACTTACGTGGGTTAGAAATATTAATATGACCTTGTGGGCGACCTGAGCCAACCCATGCAATTGTACGGATTACACGGTCGTAAGGCTTGCTTTGATAAACTTCGGTTTTCCAATTGCTGGAACCATCGTCACCAAATAACTTTAAGTCACCAAACTGTGCTTGGATAGCAAGCTTCTTTTTGGCTAGACCAACTGATTCAAGCGCAGCAAATCGTCCTGGCTGCCATGATTCAACGCCAACGCCACGTGGCACGTTACTTGCGAACTCTTCAAGAGCTCTAGCAAATTGTGGGTCTGATGCTTTCTTTGCATCTATAACTCGCTGAAAGCGAGTTTCCAACTTTGGTGACAGCATGTCTTTGCCAATGTCAGCAAAATCTGTAATAGGCGTTGTCTTGTCAAACCCATAGTCATCAATGTGGTCTGCATCAAGTGGATTCTTAGCAAAGAATCGATTGAATGCAGCAGCATCACCGCGTTCTGCTAGCAGATAATCTGCTACATCGCGGTGGTTATCCAATCGTGAAACGATTGTTGCTGTGCGGTATGGGTTAGATGTTTCGCTAATAAGCGGGTTTGCAGCAAGCTTGGACACGTCGCGTGTCTCTACTGCATCATCTACAAGAACGCTAAGACCTGTACGTGTACGTGCTTCCGCAACTACGCCAGCCTCTACCTCATTAACAATGTTGTTAAGGTTATTGCGGAACTGGTTCATGTCTTGACCAGTTACAATCTTTTTTGGTCCAACTACCTTTTTTGCACCTGCACGAACAACAGTGCCAGCACCTTTAGTACCAAGCATTGCAAGCGCTAGGTCAGTGCCACCAGATGCGAACACACCAAACCATTCATCACGGAATGCTTTGTCGCGTTGCTTATCATCAAATACATTGAAATCTTCTTCAAGAAATGTAGGGTTAGTAAATGAACCAACTACAGGTGCGATGGCACGTGTTGCAGTTGTAGCCAATGCCTGTCCCATAGAAACTTTTTTAGCCTGCTTTTTTGCAAACCTAAAGTTTTCTACAATGTTGCTGCCCTTCTTTTGGCGAGCAGCTTCTGCTGTAAGCAGACCAGTAGATACGCCTTGAGTAATTGGCTGTACAACATTTTCACCAAAGTATTCAAGAACACGCATTGCTGGATTGACTATAAATCCAAACTTACTTTTTTGTGCAGATTCAATTGCTCCCATAACTTTAGGAACAACTGCTTCCTCAATCTTTCCTACCTTGGTATTGTCGAATTGATTCTTCTTAAACCCATCTACTTTTGATGGAGGAGTCGAAGTAGGCTGGTCAGTATAACGTGGCTTCGTTGTTGTTAATTCCTCTAGCAAAGCTAAGCGGTCATCGTCAGAATCAAACTTCATCTTTGCTATATCCCAAGCGACAGGAGCTAAATCAAATCCAAGGTACTCAAGGTTCTCTTCGAACTTCTTGAGAATCTTCATCCTGTCTGGCTCCTCAGATACTTTACAAACGCTTTCATTGTTCCACTTGATTGTGGTGAATCTGCATACTCCATCATTAATGGCATGTAGCGAGATAACTTGCTAAGGTCTTCTAACGTAACATCTGTTGGTGTTTTAAGACCCAAGATTTCACTACCTGGACCTGGACCAGCATCAACACCTGCTGTAACAGGTTCATCTGGTCTACGTGTTGGCGCAGTTAATGGAACAACATCTGCCATTGGGTTAGGTGCTTTAGCCATTGGTGCGCCTGCTTGTTCTGCCTGGAATTGCTTTTGCTCACCATAAGCAGCATTTGGAAGTTGCTTTGGAGCCTGACGGTCAGTTCTCTTTGAGAACTTACCTGGACCCGAAGGCTGCATCATTGACATTGTTTACCCTACTTCTTTGGAATGTTTACCTTAGTTCCTGACCAAATCATGTTGCCTTGCTTGTACTTAGGATTGGTCGCAAACTTCTTATTTGCTTTACGAATCTCTGAAAGAGATACGCCAGATGCTTTAGCAATTGCGCTAAGTGTGTCACCTGATTTAACTGTGTATGTGCTGCCTGGTTTTGCTGTGATTGTTGAACCACCAGCACCTGGAGTTGCACCACCTGACTTACTGCCAGATGCACCGCCAGATGTTCCGCCAGTTGCTCCACCTTTTGCACCAGAAGTTCCGCCCACGACTTTGCCGTCTTTAATTACTGGACGAGTCTTGGAACCCTTCTTGTAAGCATCTGTTCCTGGAACAAGGCTTTCGCCATTAGGACCATAACGTAATCCCTTATTGGCTGCAGCGGTTTTCTTTTGCTTGTATTGAGCAAGTTTCTTTTCTGCTTTTGTTGCAGCAGTTGAAACATCTTCGCCGACAAGACCCATTGAAAAATACTTAGCAAGTTGCTTTGCAGAAGTTGGCAATGACTTTGTAGCTACATCTGCTACGCGCTCTCCAACATTGCGGTTACGTCCCTTTTGAGCGTAGAACAAATCTGCTTCAGCCTGAGCTTTACGCTTAGACCCTTCAACCATGTCCTTTGCGCCAAAACCTGCAGCCAATGCTGCGGATATAACGCCAAACTTTCCAAGCTTCTTAAGCTTGCCACCCTTCTTGACAACGGTATCGCTGCCAGGAATTGGTCTTACTGGTGACGTAGTTGTTGCAACTGTACCTGTACGTGTGCTTACAACTTCACCCTTTGGACGAAGAACTAATTCCTTAGACCCAGAAAGCTTTCCTTCTTTGATTAGCTTTTCTTGTGTCTTCTTTAGATAATCATCTTCCATCTTGGTAAGAGATGCATCAGTTGGACGTGCAACAGAAGCTGCTTTTTTGGTTGAAGGCTTGCTTGCAGCCTTCTTCTTAACTGATGGTTTCTTAGTAGCTGGCTTGGTTGCTGGCTCTGCCACAGTGGCAGACTTCGAAGTCGCAGGAGCAGATGGCTTCGATGATGCTGCTTTCTTTATAGCAGGCTTCTTGACTGCTGCCTTCTTTTTCGGTGCAGATTTCTTTGCTGCCTTTTCTTCTTTTTCAAGATTCTTTTCAATTTGATATTCATCAAGAGCGCCGTATTTACCAAAATTTTTGTCAAGCTTTGCTGGAGCAGCTTTCTTTACTGCTGCCTTTTTTGCCGTCTTAGGTTTTGGAGTTGTACGTCCGCCTGCTTTTGTTTCTTTCATTGCTGCTTCGGCTGCTGAAGCTTTCTTTCCGCCGTACTCACCGAATTCGGTACGCATACGTTCGCGGAATGCTTCACGTGCCTTAGCCTGATTTGCTTCATATTCAGCTCTGCTGAGGTAAGCATTCTTGCCAAGGTCTGCCTTGGCAGCCTTCTTCATGTCATCTAATGCCATCTTATCTTCAGCACTGATTTTAATCTTTGGGTCTTTACGAGAAGCTTGCTTCTTGCCAGAGAATGCTGCCTTAGCAGCAGGTTTGGCAGCCTGCTTTGCCTGCCGATACTTTCGATTGGTCTTGCCTTTTTTGGCTGCCATGTTTATCCTTTACTTAAAGATGTTAAGTATTACTTAAGCTTGTTCTTGTTACCCTTGATGCCCTTTGGTGTGGTTCCCTGTTGAACCTGACCCATTCCGACACCCTTGCCTGCAGGCTTCTTACCCATGATTGGTGAACCTACTGGAGCCTTAGCTGGCTTTCCTTGCTTTCCGAACATTTATTTCTCCTTAGTTATGCTGGTATTTGACGAGTTACGCGACCTGATAAAACTGGATTGCCTGAACCTGTAAGACCTGCAAGAAGTTCTTGCATTGCTGGTCTACCTTGTGGAGCTTGTGGCAATTCGCCACCCATCTCTGCGCCCATTTCTTCTGGCGCTGGTTCTCCTGGCATTCCTGGTTGCATTTCAGGTTGCTTTGGTGCTGGTTCTGGCTTGAACGCTTTAGCAACCGCATCTTCTAGCGGTGTGCCTTTCTTACGTTCATCAATAACTGCAGCCATTTTTTCAACAATCTGCATTGGGTCTTGACCTTGCATTACCATTTGAGGAATTGCTTGGGCAAGTGATGCGATTGAACCTTTTAATGAGTCACGCATCTCTTCAATGTCGATTGCTCGCTCTTCTTCTCCAGCATTGAGCGAAATCGGTAGGTTTCTACGTAGCATGCCACGTGAAATAAGCTTGTCACCACGAGCCTGTAGTCCCCAGACGAGGGCTCGGTTAGGGTCTAGCCCTGCCATTAGTCCATATTCAACTGTAACTCCGTAGTTACCGTTAATATCAACTGCTGGCTTGTACTTTAACTTGTAAGGTACGCCGTTTGCTGTGGCAGATACCTCACGAGTGACATCATTAAAATATGCTTGGTCGATTGCAAAAGCAATTGAGAGAGCCTGACCAATAGCTTCTCCAAGTACAGACTGAATAACCTTAATCTGTGAGTCGAAACCTGCCATAAGTGCCTTAACACCTTGACCTGTAACGATAGAACCTTCGGCTTGCCCAGCACGAGCTTGAGGAAAGCGAGTGCCTAGCTTCATTTCATCTGCTAAAACATTGTTCTCCGCGAAAGCAAACTGAGGAACGTCGAGATTAATGCGACGAATCTTTTCAGGACTGTTCGAACGGATGACACTATCAGGACCAACAGATAGTTGAGTAACATCGGTGGGAAGAGCCAGAGGAGCTTCAACAGATTTTTGAACAGCCTCCATAGTAAGCAACGCAAGACGTGCTTTTGCTGCATACACTGGCAGAACATCGTCGAATGACCCGCGAACTTCGCCGTCGAGCGAAGGGCGCTGAGCAATCGCAACTGGTACACGACCGATTTTGTTTGGTGTCTGTGCAAGGACGGTTCCCCCACGTGATGGAATAAACATAACTGTCTGCTTCTTGTCAGTCCATCGGACTACTTCAAGAAGGTCATTGGTATCGCCACGTGAAAATGCACCTGTTTGCAAGATAGCATCTGCGTGTTCTGGGAAATGTGCTGCTAAATATCCAGCTTTACGATAATAAGAACGTGCATAAACCTGGACTTCACCGAATCTATCAACGTCATAATACGCACCCATAGAGTTTTCTACATGGATATGCGGTCTTTTTTCTTTGAAGTTAGGTTCAATACGGAATACACAGAATCCGTATGTACCCAACTGGTCTGCGCCACGCAGTAGTTCCGTACCTAGACGTGAGGATGCTACGTAGTAGTTAGCAATCTTTGTTCTCTTGTCAGCCTTGGTACGCTGGTTATCATCTAATGATGAATCGCCAGCAGCAGTAATGGTAGGTAGAACACCAGCTTGCTCAGATACATCACGAGCTACAACGTCAATGAGGTTAGCAATGATTGGTCGTGACCATGTTCCCTCTGGGAACAAGCCTTTGAATACCTGGTCTGCTTGACCAGCACGAACCAAGGCAACCTCGCGCATGCGCTTATCGCGCTCGGAGTTTCGAGTTTTTAATTGCTCGAATGCTTGTACAAGTTCTTTCATCGATTCACAATCTCGCTATTCGCTGCGCTGCAGCTAAGTCATCTAAGTTGACGATGTACCTTGACTCGATATCAGATTGAGGTGTGAATTCATTCTTGAGGAAGTTCGGTACATTTGCTGAAGTAAGTAGAACATCACGAGCTACGATTTCACAGAACCAGAGTGCCATTACAGCATCCATCTTTACTCGCTTGCCCTGTACTCCTGGTTGCCAGGTTACAAGTTGTTCTACTAGCTTTTTAATATGTTCATTTCTTGAAGAGTCAGGCAGTTCAATCATGTTATCGCCTGCATGTTTCAAGTTGTTATTGTTGCCGTCTCGCTTAATGACGGTTCCAAATAACGGAGCCAGAGAGGCTACGCCGAACTCTGGGTCTTGCTTATTATTACCAGTGTAATGTGGTCGGTAATTAATTCCACGAGTGGAGAGGAAGTTTCTGATTTCCTCATCTTGAGTCAAGAAAAGCTGAAAAGCGTTTGACTCAACTATGACAGTATGTGGCTTGTAAGCATCTGTCCATTCTCTAATCAACGAACGGATTGCTGCAGGTGTGGGGCTGCTCATGACGTGAACGTCCATGACATAGCGCTTGTGTGTCCTGCGGTCAACCGCATAAGCGACAGCTGCAGTATCACCAGTCATTGCTGGGTCGATACCTATAACCCGATAAAAGTTTGAACTATTTTCAGGATGTCCTGCTGCGCCTGCAACTAACGCACCCGCTTTTCTCATTCCGTTTACTGCGCCTCTAACGCACAGCGGGTCGAAGATTGCATTCTCCGCGATATCGAGGTTCTGGTAAACCAAAGACCACTTTGATGGACCAGCCTCATTGCGGACCGCCGTTAAACGCGGTCCAGTCCATCGGTCAAAATAACCATTCTCATCTGGGACATCGTCATCAGTGAGAGGTTGTTCTGACTTACCCCAAAGAGTTTTCCAATCCTTTGGGTCGTCTGCGTACTGAAGTACGGCAGGCATGGACAAGTATGACCATGGCAATATGCCATCGGTGTAATGCTGCGGGTTACGCAGTTCTTTGTAGAGGTCGACTGCAGATACTCGTGTACCAACAACAAGTAGCTGTCCGCCACCAGGTGGTAGACGAGAAGCAACTTCCTGGCGAATCCATTCTTGCTGCTTTGCCCACTCTCCCGCATTAGAGAGAGTGACCACGTCGTCAAGGACAATTAGGTCAGCACGTGCGCCGTAGACCTGACCGCCCATACCGATAGCTTCGACCGTAGGGTCTTTAGCATCGTTGTCGCGGATGTCTCCACCTAGATAAATCTTATTTGCCGACCACTGGTCAGCTGTAGCTTTGTAACCGTCTGCTGGTCCGAAAGCAACCTGCATGTCAGCATACCGAGGATGTGTCAATCTTTGCTTGATAGCGTAGAGAAACTTCTTGGCTTGCTCTTGGGTTTTAGAAATAACGATAACCGAGATATTCGGATTCTTAACGATACGGTAGGTCACGTAGTTAATCGTGATGGTCATCGTCTTGGCGTGGTTTGGTGGAACATTTACCAAGAGGCGAGACAGACCCGCCGACCCTTTTTCGTATGTCATCGCTGGGTCAATCCAGCGGGGCTCTTTACCTTCCAACATATCGACCACGTTGAGCATGTGGTCCCAGACTTTGGCTCCCAGGTATTTCTCAGAAAACTCAGCAAAGTCAGATAGGTTAGACCGAGCATCTTGTGCGAGGTCTTGGGTTCTAAACCGAACGTTGTCAATCAAAGCCGAAAAGCCAGGGGCTTCACGTCGTTGAGTGTCATACCAGCTTCGGCTTCTACCAACAACCTTTAGGGCATCAGCGATGGTGCGCCCTTGGCGTACCAAGCTGATTAATTCTTTCCGAGCTTCTTCGGGATTTAGATTTCTTTCCAATGTCACTCCAGAGGTTGTAGGGGTCTACAAGGGGGTTGACAGAGGTATCCCCACATAAGCATAACCAAACTTAAAGCGGGCTTTCAGCCCGCGTTTTACGGCTTCGTGGAACTCCGCCGTTACACTTATATAGGGGGCTAGAGCATGGGCGTTTCTCAATAGCAAATTAAAAGTTT